TCGTGCAATACAAGGTAGAATGAGGCAAGGTGGAGTTCACTTTGATGTAGAATCAGAATGGTTTCCATCGTTTGAACAAGAACTTTTAAGATTTGATCGAGGACAATATGATGACCAAGTTGATTCTATAGCTTGGTTAGGATTAGTTTTAAATCAAATGGTAACCGCCCCAACGGTAGAAGAGCAAAGTGATATTGATTGGGAAGAGGAATATAACGAAACTATGGGATCTTTACATATGGGAAGGTCACAAGTAACGGGGTACTAAAATTATGGCGTATGGAATGGAAAATTCTCCTGAATATAATTATTTTAAACAACAGGTGGCTGATTACAGAGCTGGAAGATCTGCATATAGAGGTCAAAGAACTACTGAAGGATCTCCTACTTTTGCTTTGTCAGATAAAGAATATAAAACAGCCTCTGGTAAATATTATAGTAGTATAAAAGATCAAATAAATGCTAATAGACCTGAAGGAACTGGTGAATTTGCCACTTCTATAAGAACAGGAAGAGATGATCCATCTTTGGTTAATTATAATCCAAATAAAACTAGAGCATATACTTTTAGTAGACAAGGAAGTATGGAAGAAATAGGTAGCGACAGAATGTCACAGTATGCTGATGTTGATAGAGAAACAAAATCTAATAGGGCGTCAGCAGCGTTAGACCAAGGCTTTAAAAAAATGGGAGCGGTAGGAGCAGTGGCAAGTAGTATTCTTGGAGATGAAATGAAACGAAAAATAAAACAAAAATACAGTCGTTAAGAGGATAAGTATGACTAGAGAAACAGATTTACAAGCTTTAATAACTTCTGTAAATATAGCGGAAGAAATAGATGTAAATACCCTAAAAGATATGGGTAAGCAAGTTTATGATTGGTATGAAATGGATGAAAATTCTAGATCCGAGTGGATGGATAAATACGAAGAATACATGAAGCTAGCTACACAAGTATCTTCGAATAAAAATTTCCCTTGGCCAGATGCAGCAAATGTAAAATATCCGCTGTTAACCATAGCAGCTTTACAATTTGCAGCCAGAGCATACCAATCTCTTATTCCTAATAATAAAGTTGTAAAAGCAAGAGTTATAGGAAATGATCCTACTGGTGAAAAAGCAGCAAGAGCAAAACGCGTAAGTAATTATATGTCTTACCAATTATTAGAAGAAATGGATACTTGGGAAGACCAGATGGATAGAACGTGTTTAATTCTTCCTATTATTGGAAATGTATTTAAAAAGACATACTGGGATGGAACTAAGATGGTATCTGAATTAGTTCTTCCTAAAGATTTATGTGTTGATTATTATGCAAGTTCGTTAGAAGACGCTAGTCGTAAAGTACACAAACTATACTACTATCCTAATGAAGTTACTCGACAAATAAGAATGGGACATTTTTTAGATGTAGATTTACCTAAAGAATCTAATACTTATGATGGCAATCATTCAGAAGCTGAAGATGAACTTCTAGGAATAACTCCTCCCAGTAATGACAAAGACTCTCCACATGAATTTTTAGAATGTCATTGTACATGGGATTTAGACGAAGATGGATATGAAGAGCCTTATGTAATTACAATTCATAAAGATACTAAAAAAGTAGTTCGTGTAGCCGCAAGGTATGATCAAACAGGCATAGATACAAATGAAAAAGGTGAAATAATTTCTATAAAACCTGTAGAATATTTTACAAATTATGTATTTATAAATGATCCTAACTCAGGCGTGTACGGAATGGGTTTTGGTAATTTACTTGGTCCATTAAACGAAGCAGCAAATACTTTAATAAATCAGCTTATTGATTCAGGTACGTTAGATAATTTACAATCAGGATTTTTAGCTAAAGGTATTAAAATACCAAATGGTAATACTCCACTTAAACCTGGAGAATGGAGATATGTTAATACAATTGGAGATGATTTAAGAAAAGGTATTGTACCTCTTCCAACAAAACAACCATCAACTGTATTGTTTCAATTACTTGGTATGATGATTTCTAGTGGGCAACAACTTAGTTCAGTTACTGATTTAATGACTGGAGAAAATCCTGGTCAAAATCAACCTTGGTCAACTACATCAGAAGTATTACGACAGGGGCTACAAGTATTTTCTAGTATTTACAAAAGAATACATCGTTCAATGAAACGAGAATTTAAAAAAGTATATAGATTAAATATGTTATACCTTGAAGATGAAAAATATTTTGCAGTACTAGATCAATCTGGTCCTGAAGATGAAATAGCAGTTATTGGAAAAGCAGATTTTGAAGATGAGTCAATGGACATTGTTCCTAATAGCGACCCAACAAATGTATCTAATGCTGAAAAATTAGCTAAAGCTGAGTCATTAATGGCATTGTTACAACTAGGGTCTGTTAATCCTCAAGTTGCTACTAAACGCATACTTGAAGCTCAAGATCAAGATAACATAGCTGAATTAATGCAAATGCCTGAACCACAGCCAGATTTTGATGCACAAGTTAAAATGCAAGAACTTCAATTACAAGCTTCTGAGCAAGAGATGCAAAAAGTTAAAATTCAATATCAAGCGGCTAGAGATGAAGCAAATGCTACATTAACTATGGCTAAAGCTCAATCAGAAGTAGAAAGAACAGAACTTGAGAAGTTAAAAGTTCAATTTGATGCTGAATTACAGCAAGCTAAATTGATGATGGAAGCAAAAGAAAAAGAGATGGATATTCAGTTACAAGAATTAAAAATTTTACAAGAGGAAATAAAAGCAAAAGCACAGGCGGATAAAGCACAAGCAGAGAACGCCAAAGAAAATACAACTAGTTAACCTAATAGAGGAGAATAGATATGAGCGGAGATAGATACGCTTGGAAAGGCATGGTTTACACACAAGAGTTAGTAAACTATTTAAAAACAGCAAAAGGTGAGTTACAAGATTTGTTTTCTAGAGGAGCGTTATGTGGAGAAACTATGGATACCACAGCAATGACTCATGTAGAAATAATTGGTAGATGTAAACTTATAGATGCTGTTATTGATTTAATAAATGAAGGCATTCCTTCTGATGAACAAACAGAAGAAACGCAAGAAGATAAATCAGCAAAGGAATATTCAGATGCTTAAGGCTTTAGGATATAGATTAATAGTAAAGCCTGATAATGTAAAAACATCTCACGAAGTAAAAGGAACAGATATTAAACTTGCCATAGCTGTAGATGAAAAGTTATATAAAGCAACTATGTCAGTAGGAATAGTTATAGATATTGGTCCTTTAGCTTGGGTAGACTACAACAAAAATGCAATCTTAAAAAAGCCTTGGGTAGAGATTGGAGATAAAATACTATATTCACGGTATGGGGGAAAATTAATAAAAGATCCTGATACAGAAGAAGATTTTGTTGTACTAGACGATGGAGACGTTCTTTGTAAGATTGTAGAAACGGAGAAAAAACAAGATGAGTGATTTTATAGCGCAGTATGATGATACTGAATCTAAACCTTTAGCTAAAGAAGAATTAACTAAAGAGCAAAATAAGGTTGAAACAAAAGAAAAAATAGATGTACCAATGGATGAAAGTGATGTAATTGAAGCTGAGAAAAAAGCTAATATTAAAGCAGAAGGAAACGATCCTATACAAGAGGCAGCTCGTGGACAAGGATGGGTTCCTCAAGAAGAATGGGATGGAGATCCTACACAGTGGAGAGATGCACAAGTCTTTTTAGAAAGAGGAGAGTATTTCAAAACTATGGGTACTCAAAGAAAGCAAATAGATAAACTAAATGCTATGGTAGAAAAAATGGCTAATATACAAGCTGCAACTAGAGAAGATGAAAGACAAAAAGTCTTAAAAGAACTTTCTGAACAAAAAGTATCTGCTATGGAAGAAGGTGAATTTGACAGAGTAGCTACTATAGATAATGAAATGAGTAAAATTCGGTCTGAACCATCAATATCTGCGGCTGTGCCGAATGTTGATAATCAAGTCGAAGAAAAATACACTCAAGAAAAAATAGCTGAGTATATAGACAGTAATCAGTGGTATCGTACTAATACAGACATGCGTCAATATGCTGATTCAATTGCTGTTGGATTTCGTTCAGGTAATCCACAGGCTACAATTGATGATGTACTTGAGTACACAGATAATGAAGTAAAAATTCGTTATCCTGAGCAATTTGGAAAACAAGTGCCGAGCGCATCACCTGTTGCGTCTACTAGACGAACCACAAAGCCAAGCCCGAATGGGGCACAAAAGAGAAAAACACTGGATGATCTTCCTGCGGGTTCGCGGGAAATGTACGCTCAGATTGGACAGTCGTTTGTCGATGCTGGAGCTGTCGACTCTATAGATGAATACATAGAAGAGCTTGATAGAATAGGAGAATTATAGATATGACAAGCAAAGTAGAAAAAAATCTAGATCGCCCAAAGCGAGTACCTATGGCGGAAGCTAGGCAGATTTTAAATGTTGACGACGTACCTAAACATTTAGTTGCAAGGTGGGTTTTAGACACTAAAAATAGATGTCAAGTTTTTGAGAACGCTGGTTATGAGTATATAACTGATAAAGGACTAGCTGTGGGAGATAAAAAAGTTGATGGATCAAAAGCAACGGGAAGCGTTGTCTGTAAAGTCGGTAACTCGACTGGAGAAATGCTGTACCTGATGGCTATTGACCGCACGTACTATGAAGAAGATCAAGCCTCTAAACAGGCAAGGATCGACGAAATAGAAGATGAACTATACGCGCAAACTAGTAAAGAGGGTCATTACGGAAACTTAGATTTAGATCATAAATCTAGTTAATGACTTCTGCACAAGGAAGCGCATAAATTAACCTAAGGAGTAAATATTATGGCTAACGTAGATAGACCAAATGGTTTTAGACCAGTAGGTCATTTATCTGGCGGCGCATACACAGGCCGCGTACGTAAGTATTACTCTGTTAACGATGCCTTATTTCTTGGTGATATCGTTGAAAAAGAAGCAACTGGTACTGCCTCTGGCAGTGGTGGTTATGGTGGTGTTGATCGTTTTGACAGCGCTACAGCTGATATAGCTGTTGGTGTTGTAGTTGGTTGGGAAATTGATCCTGACAACTTAGCACGAGTACATCACGCCGCTTCTACATCCTTAGCGGTGTATATCAATGATGATCCAATGACTATTTATGAAGCACAAGGTGACGATGCTAGTTTGGCTGTTACAGGTATTGGCGAAAACGCTGATGTTGTAATAGGTTCTGGCTCTACCACTACTGGTGCCTCTGGAATGGAAATTGATACTAGCTCAGGTGTAACAACCGCTGGTACACCATTAAAAGTTATAGGTTTAGTTGAGAGAGAAGACAATGATGTTTCTTCCGCGAACGCTAGATGGCTTGTAATGCTGAACATGCATGCATACAAGAATGACAGCGGAACGGCAGGTATATAAACTAAGGAGAAATAACAAATGGCTACTATTACAACTGGCTCTTTTGCGAAAGCCCTTTGGCCTGGCGTCAATTCGTGGTATGGAAAATCATACAATGAGCACACAGTTGAGTGGAGTGCCTTATTCGATTCTTACAATTCAAGTAAGAACTATGAAGAAGACATGGGCATTACCTCTTTTGGCTTAGCAGTTGCTAAACCAGAAGGTACTGCAATATCTTATGATGAAGAGCGTCAAGGCTTTTTAACAAGATACACTCACGTTGTGTACGCAAACGGTTTTATTGTAACTCGTGAAA